GTATTCCTTCATACGCTGGATCATCTCGCCCGCAGGATAACCGCCCTTGAACCGGATCAGGCCGGACGGGCGCGCGCTGTTTCGCAACAGGGAATAGTTCCACTTGCTGCCAGCGTTGTGAGTATCAGCGGCAAGGGCAGCGGCCATGAGGGGTGATTGCCCGCGCCAGTAGTCGTCGGGATTATACATCTTTAAGAAAAACACATCGCTCTTGCCCGTGATCCGATCAACGGGGAAATACTGTTCCTTGCCGTTCTTCTTATGGCAATAGGCTGCGGGGATGCCATATGTGCTTGGCTTAATCACCATATCCAGCGGGTTCATTGGCCATAGTTCCGCGAACCTTGGCCCGACGGTTCCGACTGCAAACGTCTCGCCAAACAGGTTGCGATTGATGATCATTTCGCCGATCCACTGGCCGTAGGATTGCAAAACGTTGGGCCGCTTAAGCAGGTCTAGCGCGGGGTGTGTGTCAAGTATCTTGTCGCCTTGGTGCAACTCGATCTTGATGGATACCGCCGCCTGCACAATCTCCTTGATGGCGCGATAAACGATCACGTTCATCTGATAGCCTTCGTCAACGTAGTTCCGCTTGCTGCCCTGCCGCGCCCATACTGGCCCGCTGGAAACCATGTAAGCCGCGCCTACCGGGTTGTCCTTGGCTTCAAGCGGTTTGGAAAATGGCCACATCTACAGCACTCCGAAGGTTTGGGTCGATCCGCGACAAATATCCGCCACCGCGTCCATCATTGGGTCAAGCGTATCATCATGCGCGCCGTTTGGAAATGCCGATGCTTCTGCAAGCATGTCGGACAGGTGAGGCAGTCCATTTAGCAATATCACATTTCCGCTTTCAATCAAGGGGGCCGCATCGTGGGCGCGGATCACCTTGTCAACACTGCGCGGGATTGCAATGACCGGAATGCCTTCACGCTTGAGGGTCTGGATTAACCCCGTGCCGCTGGCCTTATCCTCGACACTCATGTGCCGCAGGGTGCCTTGGCCTAGAACTGCCTTGTGCTTAGCATAAAACGCGCGGGCCTGCACAAGTAATTCAGGGGCTTCCCACTTGCCCCGGATCATGTCCAAGCATATCGCCTGCGCGCTTGACGTGCGTCCCCAGCACTGGAACACTGAATAATCGTTGGCCTCTTTTGTCTTGAGGGCGGTGTCTGCATAGATGCCACGCCACTCAATAGCAGGTGGCGCGCTTAGGTGTTGCCACCATTCATCCTTAAAGATACCGCCGCCAATCGTGATCGGGTTTTGCTGATACAAAGCCGACCAGAAAAACTCGGACATTCCCGCCTTGGTCTCCAGCAGCTTTTCTACCGGGTGCAAATCGGGAACCAAGGCTTCGTCATGCTTGTTGATGGCTTGGAATGTGATGCGCTTTGCCCGCGCGTCTGCCTCAAGGATGCGCCCCGATAGATCATCAAGCGCCCATCGCGTTGCCATGATAATCTGCCCGCTGTTTTTTGAAAGGCGTGTCTTGAACGTAGACTGATACCAGTTCCAGATGCTCTTTTTCGTGGCAGGCGATAGAGCCTCTTGCGCGTTTTTTACCGGATCGTCAATGATGCCAATGTCCAGCCGCTTGCCCGTCAGCGGTCCGCCCACGCCCTGCGCAATGTATCGGCCCCCATGCCCCACAATCTCAAAGGATTCGCTGTTACGCTTGGCCTCTACGCCCACGTTCACGACGCGCTTTAGGTTTAGCGATGCCTCGGGGAATAGTCGCGCGTATGAATCCGACATCATAATCTTCTGGATGTCGCGGTTCATGTCGCTGGCAAGATCAGACCCATATGAAAGCCCGCCAATTGACAGGTCCGGGTTCTGACCGAATAGCCATGCGGGCAGGTTGCGGCTGACGATCTCCGACTTGCCATGTTGCGGTGGTGCCTCGAATACCAGCACGGGCCGCTTGCCAGCCTCAACGTCTAGGTAAAACTGGCCAAGGTCACGGCACACATCAATGGCAAACTGCGACACGATGTAATCGGGGTTCATGTAACGGATGAACGCCAGCAGGTCGCGGCGTGCATGGCGGCGATCTAGCATTTCCTGCGCGTATTCAGCGGGGCTTTGCATTGGCTTCAATGATGGCCTGCAACTGCGCGTCCGACATTTCGCGCGCTGACGTCATGCTGCCGTCCGTGCTTGTGTGGTCTTTCTTATCGGCAAGGCCAAGATCACGGGCAATTATGTTAGGGTTCAGCATGTCGGCAGACGCGCCTTCAAACTTCTGACGGTAGATCACATTTTCTGCCCACGCTATGACATCAGATAAATCGGAACGTGTTTTGCGCCACTCTGTCCACGTCTCAAAAGTCACATCCAGGAACATGCAAAGCGCGCCAATGGTCATAGCCCTCATCTTTTCAACACGAGCAATGGTGACGGAACCCTGAAACGCGAACGGCCGAGCCTCATAAAGCGGGTTGTCAGCGTTCCATTCAAAGTATTCTGCGCAAGCGTCCCATAGATCACCGGCGTTTTCAAACTTAGGGTTTGCGCCGTGCGATGATCGCTGTTCCCAAAATCGATTGCCTGCCACGAATTTACCCGTAGCAGGATCCTTGCCTGTCGGTGATGGCGTTCGGGGTTTGGGAATTTTCACCATGCGTCAAATATAGCGCGGGTAATCATATATGACAAGTCACCCCGCAGCCTTCCCGGCAGCCGTATGTTCGCGCCAGAATTTAACGGCGGCGGCGTGCGCTTCATCATATGTGTCGCGGATCACCGGTATCCTGAGACTGCCATATTTCAGCAGCGCCAGCCAGCGTCCATCCGCGTTGTTCCACATGGATATGTCCGCTCCGCTCACGGGCGGTGTCTTGCGGGGTCCGGTCGGCATCATTTCTTTCGCTCCCAATAATGTACAGTTACATGAGGGCCGCTGTGCGCAATGTCTTGGTCCATGACGTCATTGGTCGATTTGGAGACACGAGATGTCGCCACGCCATGTTTTTCAGCAATCCTCAACAATGTGCTACCAGCGGCCCGCAATTTGACCATGCTCAAAATGAGTTCGTCATTTTCACGAGGTGTGCGGATGCTCATGGACAACCCCCCGCCAGAACGGCCTGGACACGCTCCATGTCCGGCTCGGGCTCTAACAGCAGCCGGACAGCCTCGGACAGGGCGTCACGCTGCTCTGTGAGCGCGCCCAGTTCATCCAGCGCCTTTTGATGGTCGTCATGGTCAATCGCTGTCACCCAGCACTCCCGCAGCATGTCCAACTCATCCCAGACCCAATCCAGCGTCGGCCAGCGTTCCCGGTGATGTGATGTGTTGTCGTCGTTCAGGCGGGCCACCGTGGCCAGGCTGTCAAATCCGTTTCGGGGCATCTGCATGGTGTTCCTCCGGTTGCGTTTGGTTAGTATTGCCGCTTATTGCCGCCATATGCAAGCGAAAAGAGGCAGGGGGACCTAAAAAGGCCAAAGGCACTTGTAAAATCAAGGTGCCCCTATAAAAAATCCTTTGATGCCATTGTATTAGCGCGAATTAGGGGGACTAGGGGGACCTGAATGCACTTTCCACTTAGGGCTACCATATTAAAATGTCCTATTACCTTTCTGTAATTGCTATAATTTACAAACCACGTCATTCTTTTTTCTGTCTATAACTCTATAAGTAAGTCCCCCTAGTCCCCCTAGTGCCTTTATGTCTTAAAAATAAGGAAAAATCTAGGGGGACCTCTGAAAATCTAGGGGCACCTAGTCCCCCTAAACCAAAGAAAAAGCCCCGCCACAATTTAACGGGGCGGGGCAGTAATTTAACGGGGCGGGGCAGTAATTTAACGGCGCGGCGTCAGGGGCATAACATTCCCTCCACATGGCGGGGAAACGTAAGGCTCTGCACCGCGCCCCCTGTCCCATTGCTTTGTACCCATGACTTTTTTGGACACACGCCACCCCGCCGCTTGCAGGTAGCGGGCCACCCGCATCGACAGCGACTTGTTGCCGGGCGCATCTGCAAACAGCGTCAGGGCCACGCCCCCTGCCGTGACGGGGCCTTCCTGACCGCGCAGCCATTCCACGACACGGGTCTCGTCAATGTCTACAGACCGGGCCGCAGCTTGTTGTGCCGACAGGGTTGCCGACTCACCCTCATCGAACCACCACGCCGTGCCGGTGCGATACATGTGCAGCGCCTCAGCCCATAGCAGCCCCCGGTCGCGTGCAAGTCCTTCCACGTCAACAAAGGCCCCCTCTATCATCTGGAGGGGCCAGAAACGCCGGTTGCCCGTCTCATCCGACAGGTATTCATTGCCGTTGACCGTCCCGGCAAACACCGTCTGGCGTGGGTAGGTCTGCGTGACGTGCCCGTAGGATTTCCGGTAGCTGTCGCTGGTGGTGGAAAGGAAATTCTTGACGTGTTCGATGTCCTTGCCGCGCATGGCCGACAACTCGCCTATCTCGGCCATCCACTTTCCGCGCAGCCATTCCTTGGCGTCTTTCTGGGTCATGTCCGGCATATCGTTGCCATACCATTGATCACCGACCAGCGCGGCCAGGCCGCTTGATTTCTTCTGCCCCTGACTGCCCGCAATGACCGGCATGGTGTCCACCTTGCATCCCGGCTGCATCACGCGGGCCACAGCACCGATCAGGAATTTCTCACCCACCGCCCTCAGATATTGAGGATCCTCAGACGCGCATGGAAAGTATGTGGTAAACAGCGCTGCGGCCCTGCCGACACCATCCCATTGCAGGCTTTCCAGATACTCCCTGACGGGGTGGAACGTGTTCCCCGCCGCCGCAGCCTGGACGCCGTGCCGGACTGTCTCAACCCCTATGGACGGAAACAGATCGCTTTGCATGACTTCCATGACATTCAGCACGTCGTCGTCAGTCAACTGCCGGGTGTCAGGTCGGCGCAGCCAAACCGCGTCATCGAATAGACTCTTGGCAAACGTGCCGCGCCAACCTTCCTCGCTGCAAAGCACCCGCTTGATGTTGGTCATGTTCGGGACCGGGCCGCCGTTCTTGTCCGCGATTAGACCGCGCAGTTCCATCGCAGCTTTTCGACTGTCCGCAACGGCTTCTTTGACGGCTATTTGCATTTTTACTTTGACGCCCTGGTCTTTGCAGTAATCAAACACGGTTTCCCGATCAACCGGTGACAGCCGCGCCACTTCATCGGCCACGGTGTGAACCGATTCATGCGGATTTTCCTGTATCTTGGCACAGATCAGGTCGACTGCACTGTCCGCGCGCGGCGCGCTGGGCATCCCCTGCACAGGCGCGGTCGGCATCATTCCAGATGGCACATGTGACGGTCCGGGCATATTCAACAGGCGGTGTCGCGCGCCAATGCCCGCCACGTCTGCCCCTGCCTGCTTGGCGTGGTAGCCTATCGTCCCCATGCCCGATCCGCCATTTTTTCCGGGCGTGAAAGATGCAAACCGCTTGCGCAATTCTTTGGGGTCATAATGCCTGCTACGGCTTGACCACGCATCGGCAACTTGTAACCCGTCGTC